CACAGACCCGCTTGAACTTGCCAAAGATAAAGACATGGCAGAATGGATTTTCGGCTTGTTGGCCTTGATTTAGGAGGAATGGAGCTATGGCAAAGATTGTTGCAGTTGGCACTTTATGGGGGCAGGAGATAACAACCACGGTCACGAACGACGATGGATCTACTAAGGTTCTTTTCGACGGCAAGGAAAACCGGGTACTATTGCGCGACCTTGATGCAATGACACGCCTAGCACCCACAATGGCGAACGGTTACAACCCAGAGGCGGGAACAATGCTCGCCTACTACAATTCTCTTTCCACGAACTTCTACAACAAGCTGAAAAAGATTGAGGTTGAGGGGGAGCTGGAAGAAATTCCGACCTACGAGGGGGCGAACCTGTACTGATGAAAAATATATTAAATTGGGCACTTGCCAAAGCGGTGAGTGCCTTTATTATGGGCAAAATTCCATGAAAGGGGGTGAGGACGTGGGAAAGAACAGACTTATTTCTCTCACGGCGAATGTCAGCGGTGAGATGCAGGTGGAGGATATTCCCGTGGCTGGATGGGCAGACACAGACGCGCTCAAAAAGGGCGATGATGACCCGCTGGAGGTTGTTATGGCTGTTCCGGCAGGAAAGAGCACGCGGGGATGGAACTACACCGCAAACGCACTCAATAGCATCGTCGGAGAGGTAAACTCCAAAGGCTTGCCTGGATTCCTCGGGCACCAGAAAGCCGAAAACGTAGCGACGGAGTTCCCGTCCCCCGTTACACACTGGATTGGGGCAAAGATGAAAGACGGCGTTGCCTATTTCCGGGGACTCATTGACAAGAGCGCATCAGATCTCAAACGATGGGTACGCGGCAAGGCAATCACACAGGTCAGCATCTACGGATACCCGGAACTTACACAAAACACGGTTACGGGAGAAACCGATGTGACTGACTACAAGGGACTCTCAATCGATTGGACACCGCTCAACAGGGCAGGGATGCCCACCAGCGTCGCGGCAATGTCAAGCGGCGAGATGGACAGCATCACGGCACCAGCGGATGCAAGCCATGAGGCATTAAGGGAAGCATTGAGGAACGCAGCCTATGACAAGCTCTCAAGGAGCGACAACGATTATGTTGGCGTAAACGCTGTTTACGACGGCTATTTCATCGCGCATCACGAGAGAGGCAACGAGGGAATGCGCTACTACAGGATTTCATACACGAAATCCCCGGATGATGGAGGGCTGCTACTGGGAGAGCCAACCGAGGTTCGGAAGGTGGAGATCTGGGAGGCGGTTACCTCCGGCGAACAGAAGGAAGGAGAAACACACATGAATGCAGATTTGAAAGCCCTGCTCGATGCAGGAAAAATTACGGAAGCCGACATCAAGGCGGCGGCGGGTGAGATGCAGACACCAGCAGGACAGGCTGCCGAGCCTAGCGCACTTGAAGCGGCTTGCGGCGAGATGTTTGGAGGCAAGACTGGCGACGAGCTTATCAGCGCAGTGAAGGCCGCGTATGAGGCCGAGGTCAATCAGAAAGCTGCTGCCTTTGCCGACAAGATTGACGGCATCATCAAGAGCAAGGTGAGCGGCGAGATGGCACAGAGCCTTGTCAAAAAGATGGTTCACATCCAGGACGGGGCAACCGATGCGGAAATCACTGGCGAAATTGACAAGGTGCTTGCCGATGAAACCGTGAAGGGCATCCTCGCGAAGGCTCACATCGACACCGTGCCGCCCGTCGCAACAGGCGAGCAGGACGCGGGAGCAGACATGTTTGAGACGCAGATGGCTGCGCTCTGATAGAAAAAGGGGGAAGAGAAAATGGCATATCGTGGTCAGCCCGTACCGAGTACCGTTGTCAATATTTCACAGGTAAAAATCAGCGACGGCAAGAGCGTCGACGTGGTGATTCCTTCGGGAACTGGCGTTGAGGCTGGGAAGTTCTATGTATTCAGCGGATTCTTTGGCCTTGTCCTCAAGACTATTCCTGCTGCATCCAACACGGCAGGGGAGACGGTTGCGCTCCAGATCGAGAACTGCGAGTACATCACCGACCAGATTGACACGGCGAAGACGTTCGATCTTGGCTCGGAGCTTTATTTCAACGCGACGACGGGCAAGTTCACCGACACCAGCGCGACGGGGCTCCTTCTCGTTGGGCGCGTTTCGGCGGCAAAGGATGCCAACAACGTCATCCAGTTCATCAAATACCCGCAGGTCATCACTGTGGGAGAGTAATGCAGGAGGGATAACACATGAATATCGTATCGCAGGAGACTATGCTCGATGCTCGCCGCAAGTACAGCGGGGAAACGCAGGTTCCTTTCACCTTTGGCGGCAAGACGGAGTATGTCACGAAGAAAATCGTGAACGGCGAAATGGCTACCATGAAGTTCAAGAAGCCTTTCGGCGAAATGATTACCTATGGCGGCAGCAATGTTTCCAAGGAGCTTCTGAAAAAGGTCGTTCTGGATGTGGAGCTTGGGCGCGAGGCCGTGCAGGTGCTCTATAAGTCCATCTACGACACCATCTCTGACAGCAGTTTGCCGGAGGTGCTGGATGCGAAGTGGGCATTGAGGGGTGCTTGCGTATTCGCGCAGAGCTTCGAGGGTTCCGAGGTCAAATTCGGCACGCTGGAAGCAGAGTACGGCCCTACGGCACGCATCCTTACCTATTCGGCAGGATTCGAGTATACGAAGCAGATGAAGGACTTCAACCAGACCTTCCAGGTTGAGATGCTGAACAAGGCCATGGGTGAGGCGTACAATGCACTTTGCAACCACCTCCATTTCGCGCCGATTCTTGATTTCACCTACCCGGCGGCAAACAAGACCGCATATCAGGCACCTGGCTCGGGTGAACCGGAGTTTGTCGGCATCTACAACACCATCAAGGCAGGCCTGAAGCAGGCCAATATCAAGAAGCGGCCGCCTACGATTCTTCTGGCAAGCAAGGCGAATCAGATTGACATCGAGGCGGCCTTGCGCGGTGGATGGCAGTATAACGGAACGGTTCTCCCTGCCATTTCCGGCATCGATACCGTTATCTACTATGACGGCTGGAATGAGACCGTCGGCAAGAAGGAGACGACCTACAACGGCGTTCCCGTGAATAAGGCATACCTCATTCGTCCGAAGCGCGGCTTCAAGGAACTTGTGAAGCAGGATCTTCGCATCGAGGCAACGGGCGGCGACCTCACGCGCCTCATTGATGAGCAGCTTGTCGGCTATGCCTACCGTGGCGTGTTTGCGGCGGTCGAGGAGAACGTGCAGGAGCTCACCATCACGGCATAAGGGGCGTGATCGCATGGTAGTAGACGAAAACGCCGTCGTCACTTTGAGGCGATACCTCAACGAAACGATTCCGACAGGAGGGACGGCATCCGACACGGGACTGTCAGAGGACTATATTTCTTTCCTGCTGGAAACTTCGGGCAACCTTTATGCAGCGGCGGCAAAAGGGTGGCGGCTAAAAGCCACCTCTGCCGCACAAGCACCTGGGGAGCTGAAAAAGTACAGTGTCGGGCAGGAGAGCTATGAAAAGACGACGGGGGCGGACTACGCATCGTATTGTCTCGAAATGGCAAAGATGTTCGACGAGATGGCGGCAAAGGAAGGATTCGGCAGCATCGTCTTGGGAGTGAGGAGGCCGCAGGTAGTATGAGCGATTTTGCGGAGCAACGCAAAATGGACGTTGCATTCTCCATCGCCGAAAACCCCGTGGAAGTGACGATTGACCGCACGGAGAAACGACCGAAAGGAGGCGGGCGGGAGATTGTGAAAACCACGGTGGGGCCTTTCACGATTCGGATATTCGCCCAAAAGGGCAAGAGCATCGGCGTTGTCACGCTCGCAACGACGCCAGGGATTCGCCAGGAGGATAGAACCTATGCATTTCTGGCGGCGGCAGATGCAGACATCCAATGTTCCCCGGCGGTGCAGGACGAATTTACCGCATATGGGATGCGCTTCCGCGTCACCACCGTCATGCGCAGATATTGGAACGGCGAGCTCACGAACATAGACGGAACACTGGAGGAGGTGAGCTGACATGGGATTTACGGACAGGGCGGCAGAATATATTGCACGGCAGAAAACTGCCACGCATCTTGTTTGCGAGAATATCGCAGGGAGGATGGAGGCCAAGGCGAAAAGCATCGCGCCATGGACGGACAGAACCTCTCATGCACGGCAAAGCATCAACAGCGGCGTTGAGCTTCATGGCGACACGTTCATCATGTACGTTGCTCACGGCGTGCGTTATGGCAGATACCTCGAAAAAGGTACTGCTCCCCATGTCATTCTGCCGCGAAATCGGCAGGCCCTCTATTGGGCTGGGGCGGCTCACCCGGTCAAGAAGGTGAATCATCCAGGCTCTCGCAAATACCCTGCCATTGTTCCGGCGGCACAAGCGGGACAGCAGGAATTGAGAATTGCAATTCAGCATTGCTGGGGAGTGTGAGGCATGAGGGATGAAATAAGAGCCGCACTCATTGACGGGGTGCCGGAGGTTGAGGGGAGGATTTTCGAGCCCCACACGGCGAGCGCAGACACAGAGAAG